CATAGCGGCTGTGCCGATAGCGGCAAGATTGGCTTGAGGAGTTGTAACGTCAGTAGAAGACGTTTGAGCTACGGGGTTAATATTTACATTAGATTGACCACCGCCGAGATATTCGGGACGTTGAAGCCTAGCATCGGGAGAAGTGACACCAAAGTGAGAGCGGATTACTTCGGTATAACGAGTACCGCCACGAGCATCACGCTCGTAGAGTTTTTGGATTTGAAAGGCTTGACGAAGAGCGTTAATAGTCGCGCCAGTAGCAGCAGATAAATCGGCGAAGATGCCGGGAAAGCCGGCATTATCAGGATCTTCCTCAATGCGGAAGCGGTCATTAGTAGCAGTGCCTACATCAGCATAGTCGGCATAGGAAGTGGTACCGGAACCATCAGTTTCATAATTGCTGGAAGGGCCAGTGGCCCATACTTGATTCATTTTAGCGATGCCGAGAACGGGGGCAAAGCCACCTAAAGGCATATCTACGGCAGTGCCTTTTTGAGGCCAAGGAAGAGCGGAGGTAAAGTAGTCGTGACGTTTTCCACGTTTTTGAAGTGTGAAGTCAGTAGCAGCATCAGGACCGTCATCAGTAGGAACAGTAAGTGAGTTTTGAAGGTTTTCATCACGGAACCATTCATTCCAGATAAGAGAATAGGCACGATGCCAGAAGGAGCAAACGTCAAGATCAGGGATACCAGTAGGAATACCCATGTAGTCAGAAAGGGAGCCGTTAATTTCGCCAGTTGTGGCGGTTGTAGGAAAGGTAGGGACGATAAAAGAAGTGGAATCGCCGGGATTAGTTTGTTCACCGTTGAATTTTTGCCAATTATCCCAGATAAGGCGGACGGGAACAGAAAAGAAAAAGGAATTGAGATAGAGATTATCCATAAAGGGATGAATAGGGGTAGCAAGACGGGCAAAAGCCGTCATTTTACAGTTGAAGGTGTCGCCGGGAAGGGCTTCATCAAGAAAGACCGGGATGAGATACCCGGCATCAAAAGTCGTTTTGCAGCCGTGAGAACGGTCAAAGGAAGAGCGAGGGATATCAGCCTTTGGAACTTCGGCGAATGAATGATTTCCGGTGCCGGGTAATTTCATGGGATTGTCCTATTCAGAGTTTTAAAGGAGGTCTTGAGCAAGACCAAGGTGAAGGGGAGTAGGAAGAAGATCGAACGAACAAAGATTGTCGTCGAAAGAGCCGAGATGGAATAGACCATAGTCTTCGGGATGTTTGTAAAAAGCAGTTTGAGGGTCATTAGCGGAATCGGAGAAGTGCCGAATAGCGGCCCCGATCGCTGGAATATAGAAGGGAGGCAAATATGCCTCAGCTTTGCTGTCATAGACAGAGAAGACTTGCAGTAGCATTTTATTAATCCTTTTCTACAGTACGTTTAAGTTGTTGAAGTTTAGATTTAAGAATCGTCTCACGAACAAGAAGACGTTCGGGAGTATTGTCGCTAGCATTTTTTTGAGCATTAGTAAACCGGTCAAATTGAATTTCTTCATGTTGAGCGATCATATTTTTTTCATGAAGGAGATCATAGAATTTTGGAGGTTTCATTTTTTTACCACGAATAACGACTTCATCGTGTGGGTAAATGTCAGCTTGATATTTTTTAAACCATGTAGAGCCAAGACCGGGATTACGAGACATAGTAGCGAATTCAGGAAGAATATCGTTTATTTCGCCAGTTTCAGGATGGAAAATAAAGTAATGATCTTCGGATTGAGGGCCGGTAATTTTTTTTGTGACGTAGCGAGCGACGTACGCAGCAGATTCAAAGGTAAGTTCACCGATAGTGCAGAAGCCTTTACCCCAAAGATCGGAGAGAATTTCAGAGGAATATATAGGAAATTCATTTGAATGTTTGAAGAGGACTTTGTCAGGAAAGTCAAAGTTAAAGACGCAAACATGATAGTGAGGGCGAGAATTCTGTTCGCCATATTCACCGCATTGAAAGAAGCGGATGCCGTGTTTAAATTGAAATTTTTTACGGGCGTCAGAGTAAGGAGGATAGGGGTTTTTAGGAACGAATTTTTTACGAAATCGTTTCAAAAAGTTTTGAATGTGACGGAGATTTATAGAACCGTCAGAAGGAAGATGTTCATCATTATAGGTTAGAGTAAGAAAGCAGTTATCGGGATGCATTTGTTGTTCATGGGTCATGCGGATGGCCCATTGCCGAGAATGTTCGATACGGCAGCCGATACATTGACGACAAGGCAAAGTGATTGATTCAAGATCAGCACCAATGGGAGGACGAAATATTATGTCCTTTTTACCATTAGCAGTGGGCTTGTCCCCGATGTAAGCAGTCATCGGATGATAGCAGGGCATTTAGAGCCGGATACCACCACGCATAGGACGGGAGGAAGTCCGGTTTCTTTTATGAGATTTTTTAGCAGTACGAGTGAACATTTTACGGGATTTTTTTGGAGCGATACGAGAACGTTTACGCATGGTATTTTCCTTTTTTAAGAGTTTTGGTGTCAGTTAGTACAGTTACATCTAGTGAGGAACTGTACTAAAGGCTCATTTTGAGCCTTGGGTCACGGCGGAAGAGCCGCCTTCAAGGGGCAAGGGAGGCCCCTTAAGATTGTCTTCATGAGAAGGGGGGGTGGAGGTATCCGCATCAGCGTATTCCTCCTGTGAGGGTGCCTGACGGGGCGGGACGGGCCTATTACCAAGACCCATTTCGACCATAGCGTCGAGATTGTCCGGATTTTGAGCGAAATCGATGAATTGAGCGGGGTCATTATCGAATTTTTTACGGACAGAAGCCGGAAGAGAAGCGAAGGCATCTTGAGCGGCAGAGATTTGATTAAGGGCATCTTGATAATCAGGGATACCAAGGAAGTCGCCATATTGGCCTTGATGTTCATTAAGATGAGAGACGAGGCCGTCTTTTTCATAACGTTTCATGAGAATGTTAATGTCGCAGGAATCCTTATCGGATTGTTTGGTTCTGGAGGGATTGGGAAATAGAAGCTGTTGACGTTCATGCGGAGTGTAAGCAGAGCGGAACACAGGGACATTTTTAGAGTTGGTCATAAGTTTTTCCTATTTGAAGAGACGCATGAGATTAGTAGCAGAGTTAGCACCAGCAGAGATAGAACCAGTAAGCCATTTTGCGATGATTTGTTGATGAGGAGTAGACATTTTTAGGAAGGGAGTAAGGCCAGATATGTAGTCATGAACGACTTTACGTTCTTGACGTTGAACGACCATGTTAGCAGCAGAGGATTCATTAGAGATATTAAGGCCGATTTGTTGAAGACGAGCATTAGACTCGTTTTGACGAGCAAGAAGGGTGTTCGCTTCAATATTTTTGATTTCGGATTTGGTACGAAGGGATGAAACAGCAGAGTTAACACCTTCGGTTAGATGAGAGTAAGGGTTTTGGGCAGCTATGGATGTGCCGGACGGAGAAGAGGCCCCCCCCTGTTTGTACGCAAGGATGGGATTTAGTCCGGCAGCTTTCATGTCCGCCATAGAGCGTTGGTAAGAGGTGTTGGACATTTCGCGTTGAAAGTCCATTTGACGTTGAGCCATGGCTGAGTTGGCTTTGTTTGTTTGAGATTGACCATAGGCCCCGATAAGGGCAGAGCCTATGGAAGCAGCCGCAAGCCATGACATATTAGAACCTATCGATCATGCCGGGAACGCCAAAGACAGGCATAGGCCGGGCACATTTAAGGGAAAAGTATGAATCGAAAAGCATATGGGGTTCAGAAGGGACAGCAATAACGCGATCAACGGGAGGAGTTTCTTCGATAAAAGTAGTATCGAGAGAAGGGATAGTAGCGAAGTCCTGGGCAAGGTGCCAGGTGTCGAGAGAAGTAGTGAAATTAGACCGCATCTGACCAGTAATGGTCGAAGGTTTGTAGCGGTATTCGGCAAAGCGTTCTTGATAACCGAAAACAGCAGCATCAGCGGCAGCATCGCCGGAACCTTGAGCGAATATTTCTTTGTTAAGAATGGATTGTTCACCGATATGGGCGAGAGCAGGCCAGTAGAAGTCCCATCGAGTGGAACGGGAGAACATACGAGGCAAGCCCTGTTGATAGTTAAGATCGGCACGAATACATACGAGGCCGAGGATTACTGAATGTTCAGTAAAAGATTTAGTAAAGCCATGACCGGACATAGCGGCTGTGCCGATAGCGGCAAGATTGGCTTGAGGAGTTGTAACGTCAGTAGAAGACGTTTGAGCTACGGGGTTAATATTTACATTAGATTGACCACCGCCGAGATATTCGGGACGTTGAAGCCTAGCATCTGGAGAGGTGACACCAAAGTGGGAGCGGATTACTTCGGTATAACGAGTACCGCCACGAGCGTCACGCTCGTAGAGTTTTTGGATTTGAAAGGCTTGACGAAGAGCGTTAATAGTCGCGCCAGTAGCAGCAGATAAATCAGCGAAGATGCCGGGAAAACCGGCATTATTAGGATCTTCCTCAATGCGGAAGCGGTCATTAGTAGCA